CTAAGACTGCGGAGTATCTGCGCCCGCCAAAGTAGAGTCCATGCAGCCAAAAGTCCCCGTTGCCAACGCCTTGAGAAAAGTACCAAGTGAAGCGAGCGGTTTTAACTTGAGTCCAATCAAAACCTGACTGAACATAGTCCCATTGGTTAGCATAAGCCGAGCCGACACCCACCTCTACCCCGTGAAATTGGCTGTCTCCAGGTGAAACCGAGATTTTCTTGCTTGCAGAATGACTCGCAGTGTCGAATAAGATTACAAGACCTGTGCCTGAGTATGTGTCTGCAAGTTTCGCTTGGAAGTCTAGGAGTGGGTATAGTTCGCAGTTTACTTCTTTGCCTGCGTTAAGCTGGAAGTAGCAGCCGCCCCAGTAGTTGTTGCTTACCGAGTTTTTGATGCAGGCGCCGCCGTCCGGCGCACCCGTAGAATCAACCGAGAGCGTGCCCGTGTCTCGCTGCCAAACTCCATCGAAAGGCGTTAAGCTGCGAGTCCAATACACTTTGTCGGTTGGAACGCTTTTGTCGGCTAAGCCGTAGATGGTGATTTTGTTTCTGACACGGCTTATGTCCGTGCGGTACTCGATCTGCTCGATTCTGTCTGTCAAGGACACGGCGCTTGTTTTGCTGTTTCTAGGAAAGAACTCGAACCTGCCATCAGGCGCTATGCGAAAGTCATAGCCTATGACGCCTTGCTTGTCGACGCTCTCTGCAACGTACTTGAGGATGTCCCAGACTGGCGAATCGCTGTACTCCAAATCCGTGTAGGTAGTATCCGTATTTTCGACTAGTTCAATGCTGCCACGTACATGGCTGATTCCAGCAAAATAATCCAGCAGGTCTTTGACTATGGCTTCGCCTTTCATGCCCTGATATGTTTTTGTGACTACTCTGCGGAATAGCCGTTCACCCCAGCAACGCCCAGACACCTTAACGTAATGTTCTTCAGGTGTCTCTTGGTAGCTGATGCTTTCTGTTCTGGTTGTGATAATTTGGGGAACATTTACGCCTCTGCCGATGCAGATATAGCCGTCCTGTCCTACGCTGAGTGGATAAGGTCCGCTTGGACTGTATTTGCCGTCAAAATTCTGAAGCGTAAGCTCCCAGCTGCTCACTTCTTTGGTGGCTCCTAAATGCACTGTGCAATCAACCACATCAGCCTGCGGAATCCCGACTGAGCCGAGGGCGATTGCCATTTTTGGGATGCCAACGCTTGGAGTGCTCATTATTCTACACCTCTGCGGTAAAGTGACTGCTCGCCAGCACGAATGATGCTCTTTGTTCTATTCGGTGTCTGAGAAGCGGCAGAATTGTAGGCGTTAACGCTGTCTGTTGCCTTGTTCATCTGTGAAGCAAAATAGGCCATGGCGGCAGCGGCAGCAATAATCACGCCTATGCCCACGCCTGTCAAGGCGAGAAAGGTTGCTTGACTAATGTTTAGGGCATTCTGGACGGCTGTTGCGACAGATGTGATGGCGGTTTTGACGCTGAGGGCTCCTGTGGATGCTGTGGTGGCGCCTGCCGTAGCCATCTCAGTTGTGCCTTCAACTGCAACTGCCGCTGTATGGCTGGTGGTTACGACTGTCAGGAAATTGTACATGCGAACAGCCGACGAAACAACCTGCACCATAAGCAGGACTGTGCGGATGTATTTGCTTGTCTGCGAGTCAATCACGCCAAAATCCTCAGCTAAACTCGTAAGCTGGCTACCCATCTGGGCGGTTTCTCTTATGCCCCCTGCAACCGTGCGAAGACTAACTGTTGCTGATTCGGCGTGTGTCCGCATTTCAGTGAAGCTTGAGGCTGCACTTCGAATGCTGCCCCCCATTTCGGTTGCCGCAACGCCCACTTGGTTAAAGCTTGCAGATGCACTAGCTGAAGCTGAACGGATGTTTTCACCCATGGCTGTTGCGTCGGCGCTGATAGCCTCAAAGGTGTGCGTCGCCTCGTTGACCATGCGGACTGTTCCGCTTATCTCGCCTAAACTCATTGGGAAGCCTCCTCAACGGCACGCTGCACAGCTAAACAAATTAGCGACAAAAGCTGTTGCAAACTCTCCTGCATGGCACGGGTCAAGAAATAACGTGGTTGCAGGTGGCTTGTGCCGAATTCCTGAAAAAGAGCGTAAGAAGCATAAGCGCCGACTTTAACCTCCCACTGCCCTGCCCCGATGGCATATATGCTCTGCATTAACTGTCCCGTGCGAACGGGTGCTAGCTGGCGAGCACGAGCGGCGATTGCTTGGGCTGCCTGCGCCAAAGCGTCTTGGACATAATCTTGCGTAGCCTTGTCCACCTTTTCTATACTGGCACAGAAGTCTTCGACGTCAATTTCTATGGTAAAATCAAGGCTCAAACAAAACGCCTTCACAGTAAAATTTATGAGTGAAATTAACAAAGTGGAAAAAATGGAGGGAACTCTTCTTGGGTGCCTACTATATTTGTAGACAATGTGGGTACGCTTTCCCAAAACAAGACAAACAAGAGGCCATTGACCTCGATTACGAGGACAACACCTATGGTTTAGATGTCCACTGCCCTCAATGTGGCGCAACCATAAATCAGTTTACCAAAGTGACCAGTGCAAAAGTTTCCCAAAGACTAAACGATAAATCACTTCAGAAAAACTCAGGAAGCAAAATGAAGCACTTAGGAAGACAATATAGAGGACGCGGCTCGGGGCCGCCTCTAAAGCGCATCACTTAAAAATTCCTTGACGCTTGGCTTTCTCTATCTCTTCTTTGGCTTGCCTGTCTACTTCGCCTATGATTACGAGGAATTCTTGAAGTTTCTTTGCTGGCGCATGTTCAAGCTGCTGTATAGTCCAGCCGAACTCTTTAATTAAGCGAAACTCTGTTAGGGCTGGATGCGGTTTGCCACGTCTCATCGCCCTTAACAGTTTTTTGTTTCCTCAACCTGGACGACGTTTAGCTTGTTTGCTGTCTTGCTCAACACTTCGCCTAGGGCAATAGGGATGCCGTCTTCGCCTTCACTCAGCAGCTTCTCAAGTGAAAGGGGCTTGCTATCTGGTTGATCTTTCAACGATGCCCAGATAGTTTCTGCTTGGATGGCTATGAAGTCGCTACTCTGAACTTGCCCAGTCAGCGGATGGTATTTGGTGTGCTTTTGAATAATGCGGCTACGTTTCGCCCAAGTGATTTCGCTAAAGACGTATTTGCCAGCATACTCTTTGCCAAAGCGCTCATCTAATTCTAGAACTTCTGTCTTCACTTTTTCACCTCGCAGTTAGCTTATGATAAGGTCTCTCGCCACAAAGGATGCCTTCAAGGAGACCAAATCCTCAGTTTTTGTGGGAACGGCCGCTTTTTCCCACTTGCAGTACTTGAACAGGGCACTGTTGCTTCCACCTAAGCCGAATTTGAGGCTAAACTCGCTGTCGTTGACTATGTCGTCGTATTCCTGCTTGCTCTCAAACTCGAACGTCAGTTCTCCACTTAATCCGCGATGGCGTTCCTGCAGGTACTTGAGCAAATAAGCAGACGTACCGATGACTGGCAAACGTTTAAGGTTGTTTTCGAGGGTAAACTTCCAATCTGTTACACGGGTAACGTCTTCAAGCCCAGATCCGTCCGCATTGCCCTGCTGCATATAGCTCTCATAGAAAGGCACAGCGCTTGAGTAATCAGCGTAGATTGCGCCTGCAATCTTGGCGTTGCTCGGAACTACATCCTGCCCAATCAAGTCGGCAGTGGCTTTGACTACGTCTTCGATTGAGCATTCAACAGTAACTTTATTCATCCGCATGCCCTTGTGTAATAAGTCGATGACGACGCCGCTCTGCTTCTGGTAAAAAACTTCTATGCTTGCCGAATTCAAAGTAGTTATCAGCTGCAAAAAGTTGATTGGTGCATCGCTGGGAAGAGCATAAGCAATTTTTAAGCCGACTTGTCTTAGTCCTCTGCGAATGGTGGCATAGTCTCTGGAACCGACGCCCCGAATCTTTATCAGTCCTGGGTCTAGCGCAGGCTCCACATTTGAAGCTGTAGCAATTCCGAGCATTGTAGGGTTGGCGGGTGTCACGCCATAGGTTGATTCCTGTACATAGTAGATTTTGGCTTCATGCGCTCCATACGACATTTCTCTTTTTCACCTCTATTTTGTCTAAGTGACTGTAACGTACTCGAAAACCCAAGTTTTCAACGTGAACTCGGTTCGCCAGAGAAATGGCTTAACATCAACCTTGTCGATGTCGCGAAAGGACACCACATCCACATAAGCGATGTTTGGAACTTTGGTTCGATTCTCTCGGATGACACGGTTGATTTCCAAGCGCATTTTTTGGCGAATGCTCTGCCCCGACTCTCCGTCGCCCTTCTCAGTGACCCAAACGTTGACTTTGGGCGAGCCCACAATAAGTCGTTGAGATGCCGAAAGTCCTAGCTTGCGGTCTATAACGCTGCTTAATCCTACGGTGACCTGTGCGTCATAGGTTTTGAGGAGTTCTCGGTCGAACCACTCCCTGCCCACTGAGACCGTGCCCAGCGACTCGTCTGCCTTCACTAGCCGAATATTGGTCTGCAAAAAAGCTACAAGTGCCTCGACAATATCCATGCCGCTCATCCGTTTAGAAGCCTCCTGCAGACACTCTTGAAATACTCTACATCGCCATTGAGAGCGAAAGGCTGAACAGTCTGCACCTCATAGTCAACGCCTGACCGCCTCAGCTTATCATGCATCCGAAGGGGCACAAAACTGTAAACCGTAATGTAATCCTGCACTGTGTAGCCTGCTTCAAACACGAGTTCTCCAGCAGTCCCCATGGCAACTATCGCCTTAACCGTTAAGCCGTCAGCATAAACGGTTCTGTCCCCAACATCCAACAGAGGATAGAGCGTTAGGTTCTCTCCGTTGAAGGCTAGTATTCGGGTGAAGTTTGTTTGTGGCTCTGTGTAGTTTAGGAATAGCTGTGATAGCCAACTTACGTTTGCCATTGCTTTGGCAGGTATGATTGGGCTGTAATCGGTGTATGTTGGTCCCCAATTCATGAATGCTCCTTGGTATTTTTGGATGATTTGCATGCTGAAGGCGAGGCTGGGCTTGTCATGGGCTGCCCTGATGCGCCAGAGGATTCCGCTTGTGATGTCGTCGTAGTATGTGCATGCTGGGTAACGGTTTTTGACGTCAATGTAGCCTGACCAGCAGATTGCAGGATTATAGGCTGGATATTCGGCAGGCGCCTTAATGCCCTGAAGGCTGCCATAGACAGCTTTGCAGGTATCGCTCCAACCCTCATAAGTAAAAAGCCCAAGCAACGCGAAGCTAAACGAGTCATCATAAACTTCGTTCTCGCTCAAGCCAACTCGGTGCCACTGGGCATCAGCAGGCTCAAAGTAAAGCCAAAGATTCTCAAACCCGCTCCTCAAGAAGCCAACCGCTTTGTCTGCAATGCTTTGGTATAATCCGGCGTTCTCGCCATCAACGTCTGAGAGCTTTTTGAGACCGATTAGGCAGTAGAGGCATTCAACGTCCAGTTGCAGAAGCCAAGCATCTTCAATGGTTACGGCTCGGGCAAAGCCACCGAAAGCTTGCTCGTCCTGCATTGTTTTGAGGAAGATTCCGCCTGCAAGCTTGGCAGCTTCCAAGTAGGCTGTGTTGCCAGTGACTTGGTAGGCGTCTAAGAGTGCAGGAATACAACGCCCAGCATCCACGCTGTAGTAGTATGTGCTGGTTTCTCCGCTTTTGAATCCACCATAAGCATTCTTATCTGGGTCTGTGCACTGTTGGGTTAGAATCCAATCGGCAAGCTCTATAATTTTGCTTCGGATTTCCGTTTGCTTGCTGGCATACTGGTTTGCGGAGTAAGCTTGGGATAGGAAGTTTATGGCGAAGGCACCAGACATAACGCCTTTTCCATACGTTGGGTCCGGAACATCAGGCGGAATAACGTACAAATATGGAGCAAACTGCATAATAAAATCATAGTATGCTTGTGGGACTGTGCCCATTTTTGACATCTCCGTTTAAACAACGCTTATTTCTCTGAGTTGACTTTCAAGTCGGAATTTGTTCAACGATAAGTGAGGTGACAAGATGCTGTCTCGTGATTGTGACGGATGCGCCCTGCAGCTTTACGATTGCAAGCGCCGTTACGCCAAAGTTACCGTCGGCGAGAAAGTGTATTGTCCAGACGGCACAGCACATCTAGTCGATGCTGACTAATCGGAAAATCGCTGTTTGCGGGCAAAAAGCGTATATCCCACCTGCAGAAAAGCGACTTAATGCTAGGCAAGGCTCATCGTTTACCGCTGAAAGCCGGTAGGAGGGATAGAGCAGATGCCTAAGAAGAAGAAAGAAGAGAAACCGAAACCTGAAGAAACGAAAGTTTAATACGATAACGTTTAGAGTCTGAAGTTCTAACTTCCTTCTTCCTTTTTCTATAACGCTTCTTCACTTTTTTGCGGACAAGCGGATAAGCGGACAACATCCCGAGGTGTGTCCACACAATTTTTATCGGTTCTAAACTGCATAAATCAGCATTCTTTTAGGGAAAAGCGCTGTTTCCACAGATTTGGTATTCCTGTTTTTCTTCGCTGATACCTCTGGAACTTATCTGCTCGTCCGCTTATCCGCAACTATGGATTAAGCTCTGGACCACGATAATGCGGAATATGCCTAGCTGAATTGACGCTTAGGGCAGGCGAAGTAAAGTTGACTATGACTCTGAGTAGCTCATTGTGGAAGCTCTGGACCGCAGTTTCAAAAGCCAGCCGTGATGCTGAGCCTTTGGTGATAAACATGTCGCCCAGCCGGTAGTCAAAGGCGCCAAACAGGAGACCACCAGATGCAGCCACCAAGACACGAAGACAAGCGAGGCTAAGTGCAACCATTTTTGCCCAGCTAAAGCGTTCGTCAGTCTCAGTGAGGCTCTGACCAACTATTGAGTTAACATAGAGATTGGCGTAGTCAACGTGCACCTGAAGTGAAGTTTGGGAGACAGCTAAACCAAAAATGGTATAGTTACCACTTGCATCGGCTCCTGAAGCATTCAAGACGCCTTGAACATCACTTACGGTAACGTAAACTGTTGACGTGATTTAGCACCTTATTAGTTTAAAGAAGCAAAAAGGGGAAACTGAAAATAGTGTGCGATTGGTCGCTTTAGCTTGTTGCTAGGTCTGTTATGGCGCAGATGCATTCGCCGTTCAAGACTATTGGTGCATACCTAGTGCTCAGGAGAACGTCTACGGAGTCGAATTCTTTTTTGAGTTCGGTGTCGCTTGCCAATGGGCGTTTTATTTCGCCAGCTCTAAAGAATGATTACAAGAATTAGGATGCGGAGAAGGCTTGAATCTCTAGTCGCTGTTTACGAAGTAGCCCATAGGCGCATAGCTGGCGCTCAAGTTCTTGCCAGTTGAAACCATGTAGGCTGTGCCTGCTGGAACCACATTGCTTTCGTAGATGTCATAACCGTAGACTTTGCCCATCGCTCCGTTCTGAACCACTGGGTCGCCATATTGGCTGTAGAGCGTGAAGGTTGGCAGATACTTGAGGTCCCGAGTGTTAATCGGGTTCATCAGGAGGCCGTCGGGGATGAAGTTGGCGCTTTTGATTTTGGCTTCTGCTGCCAAGACGTCTTTGCTGCCGACTGTGTTTGCTATGGTTATTTCGGTGCCTGTGGCACCCATGGTTTTGCCCGTGGCTTCTATGCTGAAACCTGCGCTGTTGGCTATGACGGTTAAGCAGTCGCTGTCGATTGTGTAGGCCATACGTCTGGCTAATCTACGGAGCTGGTCTTCGATGACTGGGATGTAGAGGTCTTCGATGTTTTCGCGTGTAATGCGTTCTCGCAGTGCTTTCTTGTACGGTGTTACTGTGGCGTAGTCATAGGGTGTGAAGTCAAGGGGCATTTCTGCGCCTTCCGCAACTTCTCCTATGGCAGCTGAGCGGCTGCCTTTCTGCTTAACAAAGCTGGCAGTTTTGCCCTGCACAAGTGGGAACTCTGGAAACAGGTTCTTAACCACCAAGGCGGGCATTGTGAGCTCCAAGATTTTGGCGTGAAGCTGCGGATACGCAACAGCTCCGCTGTCTACCCAAGTGAAAGCGTCTCTAATCATAGACATGACAGTTCACCTATGGTAGGCAGCTGAGCAAAGCGTAGATGACAGTGTCAGTGCCTGAAGTTATCGCTCTGCCGATCCACTGCTCAGTCTTGTCGAGTTCAGTCTGTACGGTAGCTTGAACGTAAGATGC